CCGGCATCCAACTTGGATGCCAGCTTGCAGTGCATTATCCACCATACCCGTAAGGGTATTTATTGACGAGAGTCAATGAAGGGAACTCATCGATGTCTCCACTATCAAAACGAACGAGAGAAAATCATTATGATTCTCCCTCGAACGTCACTTGGTCGGTTGTTAAACCGAACACTAGTTTCCCTACTCGTAGGGATTCCAAAATCATTTGGTCTAGTGTTAGTGGAGGGATTCAATTAACTGAATCCGAACCGCATCATTTTGATCGAAAAATCGGTCATTATGATAGTGGTGGCCCGTTTTATACGAGTAACTACCGCATTTTTGAAAAACGCGGTTTTGTTAGGAATATGTGGAGTAGTTCCGAAAACGGTTTTTATACCGGTCCCGTTACTGCTCCTCTCCCCACTACTGCTGAGAGAAAAGCATTAGGCTTTCAGACTAAGGCCGAATTTGGCCCTAAGAATGAAAGCTCTATGAAGGTGCTTGGCACCAATGCTATTTCTTACAGCGCGCCTACTAATCCGGCTGTTGATCTAGGCACTTCCCTCGCTGAAACTTACCGGGACGGTTTACCTTCCGTTCCTGGTATTCAGCTTTGGAAAGACAAGACTTCCGTCTTGCGTGGCCTTGGATCTGAGTATCTGAATGAACAATTCGGATGGCGTCCGCTCCTTGACGAAATCGTCACGGTTGCGAAAGTCGTTAAAACCTCTCATGGTATTTTGCAATCTGCAAAAGACCGTGAAGGTAATGACACTCATGTCCGTTTTAGTTTCCCATCGAAGAGGATAGTAAGCTCGTCGCCCGCGACCATTCCGATCCCAAGTGGTTATCCTGGGTCTCGTGTTTGGTCTTCGGCCGTTGCTTCCTATCCCGAAAGGCAGATTATCCGTACACAGGAAACCAGACAATGGTTTTCTGCGGATTTCACGTATGCTCTCCCAGAGGTGGGAAAGCTTCTCGGTTTGGGATCGAATGCCTATAAGCTTTTTGGCATCGCTCTCACTCCGGACGTGATTTGGAATCTTGCCCCTTGGAGTTGGGCCGCCGACTGGTTTTCTAATAGTGGTGAGGTTATTAACAACATCACTAATTTTGGACTAGCCGGGCTTGTGATGCGTTATGGCTTCATAATGGAAGAAACTATCGACCGTTGTGAAGCTGTCCACTCAGATGGAAAAGGGGCCGGTCTTGCTCGCGAAGCTGCGAACAAGGTCGAAAACCTTTTCCAAGTGGACGTACCTGGTTGCTCTAGTGGTTATGAGTTAATCACTAAACGCAGGGTACCCGCATCCCCCTTCGGATTTAGCGTTGGTTGGGAGGGTTTGTCCCCTACCCAGCTCGCTATTACTGCAGCCCTTGGTATTACCAGGCTGTAGCAGATGTACTGCAAACACTGTGTAGCATTTGCTGCACGTTATCTAAAGGAGTGTGCCTATGGCACTGACCGACCCCGCAAAATTCAAAGAAGTGGCTGGTACTGAAGTTGAAGCGCCTCGTGTTTCCACGGGAAACTTCACCTCCGAGTACTCCACCTCTGATGGCAATAACGTCCTCACCGCTTCCACTCAGGAAACCGGTGCTGGCCGTAAACGCCACGTTTGCAGGATCGATTCTAGCAAGCTCACTACGAATATCTATGAAGAATCCAAAAAACAGAGTGTTTCTATCTCTGCTTATTTGGTTGTTGATCGTCCGATCAACGGCTTCACGGTCGCGGAAGCAAAGAAACTGGTTGAAGGCCTTGTTGGCTTTCTCTCGGCTTCGACTTACGCGAACACGGAAAAGATCCTTGGAGGACAGTCCTAATCCTATCATTATTTGGTAGGTTTTTGGGCGACCTTCATTGGTCTCTCCGTTATATTCACGGTGCGATTTTTCATTCGTACCGCTCCTCTTGAATAGGAGGTAGTGATTTGCGCGGCGATTATGATTATAATCACGCGACGTCCGGGATGCAATTTTTGGCAATCATTGTTGTATTGTCAATAATCATCCTGGGTGGGCTTGCTTTGGCCCTCGCTATTCTCGGAGTTTTTCTCTGAGATAGCTTGGTTCCCATAGGCTAAGGATAGACACCTCTATTAGGAGGGGCTATGAAAAGCCTAATTGCACTCTGGATCAATCTAGCTAATGAATTAGCTAGTAGATGTAGCACTAGCACCACCAGAGACATTAATACCGTCTCTAGGCGGATCGAAAACGAGGGTTTGTCGTTTTTGACGATAACCCTTCCATCCTTTGGAAAAGACTTTCAGTTTTGTCTTGACCAAGGGATGGTTACTCCCGAATCCTTCCTTTCTTTTCGAAAGGTCGGATCATGTCTCCCCTCATTTTTGAGAGGTTTCATGGAGTCTGTTTTTGATCCTTGTACTGGTGTGCTTGTCAACGATCCATCGATTGACTCAATTCATGCTATACGCCAGCTTACGCTGATGTTTGCAAAGATTGAGTTACCTTGCTCCCCCAAAAGGGAAACGAGGGCTTTCGATGATTTTGTTGATTGTGAGTTGGAAATCAACGAGAAGTTTGAGTACGTCACGGAGAAGGATTTATCCGACTTCGTTCGCATTTCAAACCTATTATTCGGTCCGATGTTTTCTGATTTAGCCGTCATGGTTTATCAGAATGACATCATTCCGAAACATGGCCCTGGTGCCGTAGCTGAGAAACTTACCAGTAATGGTAAGTACTCTTCACGGTACTGGCCATCTCGTCTAGAGAAAGTCTTCCACGTTGGGGACTTTCTCTATCCTAACAGCCGGTTTATTTCCGATTGTTATGACGAGGTTGATTTCCGCGAACCCGGTTCCGAGACTCCCTCTAGGGTTGTCTCGGTTCCTAAGACGCAGAAAGCACCTCGCATTATTGGCATCGAACCAGTTTCCCTGCAGTATGTTCAGCAGGGACTGGCCGAGGCCATTAATGCTTGGATTAAAGAGGATTTCCTCTCTGATCTGATCGGTTCACTTGATCAAGCTCCTAATCAGGAACTTGCATGTGAGGGATCCACTTCTGGATCCCTAGCAACACTCGATTTGAGTGAGGCTTCCGATCGTGTGCATTCTGAGCTCGTACGTCGTATGCTTGTGAGGTTTCCTCTTCTCGAAGAGGCGATCTTTGCATGTCGTACGGAGCGGGCTTCTGTTCCTGGTCACGGGGTTATACCCTTGTCCAAGTTCGCGTCTATGGGTTCGGCTCTCTGTTTTCCCATGGAGGCAATAGTTTTTGTAACTATATGCTTCATGGGGATCGAGAGGGACCAAGGACACCTATTCTCCAATCGACGTGATTTTTCACGTTTTATTGGCAAGGTGCGGGTTTACGGAGATGATATTATCATCCCTGTTGACCATGTGTTTACCGTGACTACTCTCCTTGAGGCTTTCTGCTTCAAGGTTAGTGATCATAAGTCTTTCTGGACCGGAAGGTTCAGAGAGTCTTGTGGTAAGGAGTATTATTCAGGCCATGACGTTTCTATTGTCAAGGTCCGTAATAAATTCCCCTTGTCACGGCAGCACGTTCCTGAGGTCGTTTCGATGGTGTCTCTTCGTAATCAGCTCTACATGGCTGGTCACTGGAGTACCGTCAAATGGCTGGACACCCAGTTAGGGAAGATCTTGCCAGATCTTCCACCTGTTTGTCCATCATCTCAGGCCTTGAGCCGTCATTCGTTTCTTGGATACCAATCTGAGAGACAATGCGACAAGTACCACAGCCCTTTGGTTAAGGCTAGTGTGCTTGTATCACGTTCACCCAAAGATCTTTTGGATGGACCTGATGCTCTTGTCAAGTACTTCCTCAAACGTGGTAACCTGCCACGTTTTGATGAGGAACACTTGGTACGCGCTGGGCGCCCACGCGTCGCCTACATCAAAACGCGATGGGTGTCTCCTTTTTAGGAGCACCCGGGACTTGCTGCGCTAAACAACGCAGCATTGGTCAGTAATATGACCAGGGAGGCTTAAGTGCCTCGGGGTTCACACCCCGGAGATGCACTTGGCAGTGCATCTCCCTG